ACCGATCAGCTCACTGCCAAGCGCGACAGCTATATGGCTGCGCTGGATGCGCGCCTTACTGGCCCCACGCAGGCCAGCAGCAGCGCTGACGGTGTGGGTGCCCGCGGTGTGCAGTTCAACGCGGACACCACGCAGCTGCGCCGCCAGATTGGCGAGATCAATGCAGAGCTGCAGCGCCGCACAGGCCAGCAGCCGCGCCGGCCCATCTACATGGTGTAGTTATGGGCCGCAAAACTCATCTTCACCGCCAAAGCCGCGCCCGCGCATCTGTTGCGCAGGGTGGGGCGGCCATGTCTGCCTACCAGGGCGCATCGCACACCGATCTGGCGCTGCGTGACTGGCAGCCTTTTGCTGGCAGTGCGGATGCTGATTTGCTGCCTGAGCTTGGCACCCTGACCAGCCGCAGCCGTGACCTGGCCCGCAATGACGGGCTGATGGCCGGTGGCATTCAAACCCACCGCGACAACATTGTGGGTGCAGTGCTGCGCCTGTCTGCCGTACCGGATTACCGCCTGCTGGGTTGGGCCCCTGAAAAGGCCCGGGAGTGGGGGAACAAGGTGGAGGCGCATTTCCGCAGTTGGGCGGAAACCACTGACTGCGATGCTGCCCGCACGCTGGACCTGTTGGGGCTGACGGTGCTGGCACTGGGTGGGGAGATGGTGAATGGCGATGCGGTGGCCATACCCAAATGGTTGCCCCGGCCTGATAGCCGGTGGAGCACGCGCATCAGCGTGATTGAGTCTGACCGGCTGGAGACGCCGCCCCACATGATGGGCGCAGCCCGCATCCGCCATGGGGTGGAGTTTGACCGGGAAGGGGCGCCGGTGGCCTACCACTTTCGTGGTGCGCACCCGGGCGATGCTTTGCACCTGCGGGGCGATGAAGCACAAGAGCTGCACCGCTGGGAGCGGGTGCCTGCGTTTACGCCCTGGGGCCGCCGCCGCGTGGTGCACCTGCACGCCAAAGAGCGGACAGGCCAAAGCCGTGGCAAGCCCATTGTGAGCGCGGTGATGCGTGAATTTCACATGGCTGGCCGTTACGCGCAGAACGAATTGCAGGCCAGTCTGGCCAATTCCCTGGTGGCGGCGTTTCTGGAATCTGACCTGGACCAGGAATCTGCAGGCGAGTTGTTTGGTACAGATCCACGTGGCGCGTGGGGCCAGTCTGTCAAACAGGCGCAAAGCATTGGAAAGCTGCAGGGCGCGGCGGTGATACCGCTGCCCGTGGGCGCCAAGATGACCAGCTTTACCCCCGGCCGCCCCAACGTAGCGTTTGAGGCTTTCATGCTGGCGGTGGAGCGGCGTATTGCGGCGGGCATGAACCTGCCCTATGAGCTGTTTGCCAAGGATTTCAGCCGCGTGAACTACAGCAGCGCCCGTGCTGCGTTGCTGGAGGCCTGGCGCTATTTTCATGGCCGCCGCCGGTGGCTGACCACCACGTGGCTCAAGCCTATTTATGAGCTGTGGCTGGAAGAGGCGGTGAATGCGGGTGTGATTGAAGCGCCCGACTTTTACGCCAACCGCTACGCCTACACCCGCTGCCGCTTTGTGTTTGGCGGCAAAGGCTGGGTGGACCCGGTCAAGGAAATCACGGCCGCCAAGCTGCGGCTGGAGATTGGTGTTTCCACCCTGGAGCAGGAATGCGCCGAGCAGGGCTTGGACTGGGAGGAGGTGATGCACCAGCAGCGGCTGGAAGCCCAGTGCCGCCGTGACCATGGTCTGCCTGAACCTGGCGCCACCACCTGGATGGTGAACACCGCGAACCAGGATGGTGACGACGACGGCGCCGAAAACCGCCGCAATGGTGACGGCGCTGGAGCCGACCGCGACCGCAAAGGGGCAGGGCAATGAGCCAGTGGATGCAACCCTATCCCCATCTGGCGGGCCGGCTGTTCAACACGCCGCTGCTGGTGCACCCGCAGAAGCTGGATGCCATTCTGGCTGGTCTGGGCCAGCGGCTGCTGGGCACCGATAGCCTGCAGTTTGATGCTGCAGCACTGGGCCCCGCGGCGGCGCTGCCTGCCGAGATGTTCACCACCCGCAAGGGGGAGCGTACCGAGCGCGGCTACCGCGTGAACGAAGGTGTGGCCGTGATCAGCGCCATGGGCGGGCTGGTGCACCGCACCCGGCTGGATGCCGACAGCAACCTGCTGATTGGCTACAACGACCTGGCTGCGGATGTGGAGGATGCGCTGGGCAAGAGCGATGTGCACGCTATTGCCCTGGTGCTGGACAGCCCGGGCGGTGAGGTGTCTGGCGCGTTTGAGCTGGCAGAGCGCATTTATGCCGCACGTGGTGCCAAGCCTATGGTGGCCGTGGCTGACGGCATGGCCGCCAGCGCGGCTTACCTGGCAGCCAGTGCCGCCGATGAGGTGGTGCTGACCAACACCAGCTATGTGGGCTCCATAGGCGTGGTGATGCGGCATGTGGACTTTAGCCGTGCGCTGGCCAATGAGGGCATCAGCGTAAGCCACATCTTTGCCGGTGAGCACAAGGTGGACGGCAACCCCTACCAGCCTTTGCCCGATGCCGTGCGTGCCCACCTGCAGGCCGATATCGAAGGTCTGTACCAAATGTTTGTTTCTGCCGTGGCCCAGCACCGGGGTATGGCTGAGCAGGCTGTGCGCGACACGCGTGCAGCCGTTTACCGGGGCGGGGCCGCAGTGGCTGCGCGCCTGGCCGATCGCATTGGCACCGCCGATGCCGTGGTGGCTGAGCTGGCCAGCCGCCGCGCCCGCAGTTACCCGGCAGGGCCGGGCCTGTCTTCTCAACCTTCTGGAGCTTCTATGACACAAGCCACCCATTCCACGGCGGCGGCCCCGGCTGCGCCTGCCAATGCTGCTGCCCCTGGTGCGGCAGCCACTGCCGCTGCTGGTGCTGAATCGGCTGCAGCTTCTGCTGCCGCCGGCGCACCGGCAGTGCAGGCCAACCTTGACCAGGCGCGCGCTGAGGGCGCTGCGGGTGAGCGTGCCCGTGTGGCCGCCATCCTGGGCCATGCCAATGCGGCGGCCAACCCTGCCATCACCCAGCAGTGCATCAGCACCGGGCTGAGTGCAGAACAGGCCAAGGGCTTTCTGGATGCGGCACCCGCTGCCGCCAAGGTGCAGGCCGCTGCCCCTGCCAACCAGTTTGCACAGGCCATGGCGGCCATGGGCAACCCCAACGTTTCCGGTGTGGAAGCCGCTGCACCTGACAGCGAGGCAGCAGCCACTGCGCAGGCTGAAGCGGGCTGGGGCTCTGCCTTTGGCTACGCCAAGCGCTGATTCACCACATACCTACCAGGAGAGTACCCATGGAACAACTTGCTCCAGGCACTGCCAGCTATTTGGTCAGCGAGGCCAATGGCACCCGTTCGCGCGAAGTGGTCACTGTCGCCAAAGGCCACCAACTGCAGCCCGGCGCGGTGCTGGGCGCCATTGAAGCGACTGGCCAGTTTGTGCCGGTTGACCCTGCCGCTGCCGATGGCAGCGAAACCGCTGTTGCCGTGCTGTTTGCAGAGGTGGACAGCACCGATGCCGAGCGCGCAGCCGTGGTGACGGCGCGTGATGCCGAAGTGGCTGCCCATGCCCTGGGCTGGCCCGCAGGCATGACCGAACCCCAGAAATCCACCGCGCTGGCCAAGCTGGCCGCCCGCGGAATCGTTGCGCGCTAAGGCGTGCGGAAAGAACAGAGGTAACCACATGGCAGACCTGAATATCTTCGCCCATGGCGCCTTCCACATGACGGCGCTGAGCGCGGCCATCCAGCAGGCGCCCTATGTGCCGCAGTTGCTGGGGCAACTGGGCATCTTCACCCCGGACCGCGTGCGTGTGACCACCGTGGCGGTGGAGGAAAAGGGCGGCGTGCTGTCCCTGATCAAGACCAGCGAGCGCGGCGCGCCATTGGAAGAGGGCAAGGGCGAGGAACGCCGCATGCGCCACTTCAACACTTCGCGCATTGCGCGTGGCAAGACGCTGTATGCGGCCGAGGTGCAGAACATCCGCGCCTTTGGCACCACCAGCGAGCTGCAGGCGGTGCAGAACGAAGTGGCTTCCATCATGGACGGCCGCGTGGGTTTGCGCGCCGCGGTGGAGCTGACCCACGAAAACATGCGCCTGGGCGCGGTGCAGGGCAAGGTGCTGGATTCTGATGGCGCCACCATTTACGACTGGTTTGATGAGTTTGGCATCAGCCGCCCCGGCACCATCAACTTCGACTTTGCCGGCGCCACGGCGGAGGACGGCAAGGTGCGCGCCAAGTGCAACGCCGTGATCCGCGCCATGATGCGGGCCAGTGCGGGTGCCTGGCTGCCGGGCCAAACCTATGCGGTGGGCCTGTGTGGCGATGACTTCTTTGATGACCTGACCGGCAATGCCGAAACGCGCAGCACCTACCTGAACCAGCAGGAAGCAAGCGATTTGCGCAACGACGTGGGCCAGGCCTTCGGCACCTTCCGCTACGGGAACATTCTGTTCATCAACTACCGGGGCACCGACGACAAGAGCACCGTTGCCATCAGTAGCGACGAGTGCCAGTTCTTCCCGGTGGGGGCGCCTGATGCGTTC